GATGTCGACATTGTATTCTCCTATTGTATCGCATTGTATTAGCATTTTATGTAAAGGTATTGGGATGGCGTCTACTTAAAGAGATGTAATTTCACTCTTAAAGCAAGCTTCAATCAATACCCACTCGTCTTCGGTATTAAGTCCCTCAGACTTATACCTATTTAGTATATTATTATACTCAATTTTATCGAATCCGTCTACCGTGTTTTTGAAATAAACATTGATATCTGGATAGTTCTCTTCTATCCATTTTAAAAGGGATAGAAACTGCAATTTTTGAACATTGCCCACTCCGGAACTAGAAGTGTATTCGTCTTTATATGTATGACAATCTCTATGGTTGTAAATGTTATCAACAACATCAAACTCTAAAGAGTCAAACCCTACAAGACAAATCTCTGTTTCTCCATGTTCTACAGCATAACCTAATGCATATAGACCACAAAGTAAATTCTTGAACTCATCTTTTTCATATATAACTATGTTATCTTCATGGGCAGAGCTATAAGCCACAAAATAGTGTCTTAACTCATCATGGTAAGATTCACTCTGTACAACAAATTTATCATCGTCTGGTTTTCTTACATCAAAGTATACAAACTTTTCTGCATGACCCACTTTCATACCTTCGTGCAACATATCCCATGAATGTTGGTCTTCGTCTAAATCAATTGGAGCGAATGAACCACCAACACAATGAGGTATTGTCTTATAGACCTCATCATCGATTGCATGTGACATAGGGGCAACATCAGCAGTAAACAACATGTCTGGCATTGCATCTTTATAACACATATTCATACCCCACCATCTTTCTAGTGTGGATAAATCGTAATTATTTCTTGATGGTCCGTTTCCTACTATGTAGAGCATAATTGTATTAACTTCTGTTTAAACTTGTTATAGTCATAATTTATGAATGACTTATACTTATTTATCTTGTTTATAACCTCCGGATAAATTAAATTATCACTTATGAGGTTATCCCATTTCTTTTGGCATTGTGTTATCTCACATAACATTACCATTGTTTCGATTGATATCTTCTTACCCATAAACTGTTTAAGTAGATATGGGTGTTGTCCGTTCTTTACTTCTAACACCTCTTGTATTGTCTTCTTCTTTAAAAGACCACTAACTTCATTCTCAAATAGATAAGTTAGTTTCTGATTTCTTTTCTTCCAATCGATAAAAGTTTTCTTCGCTTCGTTTTCAGTCATGTCACCAACCCACATATCTGATGTACATAGATTAGCAACATAGAAATCTTTTAACTCTTCTTTATATAGTCGTGCCAATTTAGCGAAGTGAAATCTATCATTTCGTTTGAGAAAGGAAGATAGTTCTGCTTTAACTTTACCATTGTATTGATTAAAGTCGTAGTCCTTAGAATGAAAATGTAATTTTATTCCAAGGTACAGTTTATAACTATCAAATCCTTCTCTACTACTCACCGCCTACGATGACCTTCTTTTTCTTAGGTACAACTAAGGCACCTGTAGCAGTTCTCCATGCTTCTTCTATTTGGTCATTAGTTGGTACAACTAAAGATACTGTATAGAATCTTGCTTCAGTTGGATTCTCTTCACCAGTCATTGCAACACCTCTAGCGAAACCCATTTTGCCTTCTGGTGCTTGAACAATCATTCTTGGGTTTTCTAATACTAAAGGGTCGACACTTTTCATTTTGCCAATGAACTCGCCGTTCATTGTGACTACACTTACGATATCATTTATCTTCATTTCGACTCCGTATAAAAAGATGTGAGAGAGCCTCTACTAGACTTCTCAACATTGATTAACTTTAACCTTTCTGCCTCAGCAGTAAGTTTTTCTTTTAAAGGTGGAGATAGAAGTCTTTTTGCACCTTCTGGTTCTACACCATTCACTTCACAAACTTTGAGTATAGCACTCATTACATCTGTTTTGTTTCCTACTAACAATCTTTCGACTTGTTCTGTAAATTCTTTTCTTGTTATCATTCTAATGGTGCTCCTTGAACTTCATCATAATCAAAGTTCTCTATCCAATCCATCATGACTCGATAGTATGCATAGTATGTCTGACTATGACCATTCATATCTTGACCCATCCCACCTTTGTCATGAGGTGATTCTAAGTAATCAATTAATGTTTCACACTCTTGTAAGTGTTCCTCAGTTAGTTCATCTTCACTTCCTATTTCAAGATATTCTAACATGTGGTTATAAGCACCATCGTATGCTTCTTGGTGAATCCAATCATCACCTTTCCAAATAATCTTACTCCAATTCCAATCTTGTTTTAGAGTAAACTTTTCTTCATCATAAAAATTTGCCATATTTCTCCTACTTAAATTCTCGTTCTCTAAACCACAAGTTAAAAGCATACTTCTCACCTTCGAGTACAGGTAAACCTGCATGTTTAGAAAAGGGGTCTCTTTTGCTTGTGTTCGGTAATACATTATGCCAGAATATCATTGTACCTTTTCTAGGTTGTACTTCGATACCCAACTGATTAAAACCTGTTCCGCCACCTTTGGGTACATCTCTTAGATATCCCAATGCAGTGACAAGTCTTTGACCACCACAATCTAAGTACACTTGATTGAAGTCTTTATCTTCTTCATCAAAGGTGTCGTAGTGATAATCATAATGTTCTGTTTCGCCATAGTAGACAACTTGAAAAGGTTCTGCATGACTCAAAGGTATTCTTACAGTGTCAGCAATCTTTTGTGCGATTCGTAATGTTAAATCAGAAGAATCGTGTTGCACCCATGTATGTGAACCTGTACGACCTTCTGTAAATTTTCCTTTACCTTCTTTACTTGATACTGTTGCTTTCTCTAAATCTTGCCATGACCATCTTACAATTTCTTCACACTCCTCGTCTGTTAAGAAGTTGTGAATCACTGATAGCATTACTCTATCATTTTTGTATACTGTTATCATACGCCGTATAAGTTTTTGTATTGTTGTCTAAGTTGTAATAACTCTTCGATATGTTGACTAGGTTCACTAATGAATAATTGAAATGTATTCATACCCTCAACACCAACTATTGCGACTATCTCATCGATTGCAACTCCTGTGAGTTCTTCGACCATGATAGCATAGGCAGTCATTTGTATAAACCATGGTGTCGCCATATAGTCATCTTTTGGTTTACCTGATGACTTGAAATCTATGATTGCAAGTTGGTCTTCAAATAGTCCAACACAATCTACTCGACCTGCCATTTTTAATTCATGTGAATATAGAGGTGCTTCTAGAGCGATTGGTGTTATGCCATCTAAGACAGGTTGAACTGCCTTAAACATACCTTCTTGTAGTATGTTATCAAACTCAATGTATTCTTTTTCTCGTCTTAGATAGTCTTCTATGTGTTGATGAAACTTTGTTCCTCTATTCGTTGCCTGTTTAGTAATCTTGTTTGCTTTTTCTTCACCGACTCGTTCACGCCAAAGTTTAATCTGTTTCTTTGCTTTAAGACCGACAACTGTTGTGACACTAGGATATTTTGCATTGTTCTCACCAACATAGTATCGTTGACCATTCTCTGATATAGTTTCTAATTGTATAGATTCTAAGTCACCAAGTTCTAAGAGATTTGTTTTCAATTTAGTCATACTGTATTATACTACTTTTTTCTTTGTTTGTGAATGTGTTTTTTAACAACCTCTTTTGTCTTAATATCTTTGATTGATTTGTTTGTGTTGAGGTGAGAACCTGGGTGTGCATCACCAATCTTAGATAAGACTTCTTTAAACCCACCATCAGTTTTGATTCTATCACCATGACCACCTACAATATTAGGGGCGCCAATGATTTCTTTTACATGTGGGTTCTTTGCAAGATACTTAACCTTATTATCATAAGACATTAAAAGGTCGTATTGCTCATCTAATTCTGAGTTATAAAATTGGTATATGGGCATTAAATTCTCGGTAAGTTTTGTTCAACGATATCGAGTACATCTTTTTCTTTATACCAAAGACCAGAATAGACTTGTTTACTTCCGTCATTCCATTCTACATGATATCTTTTGTACCCAAAAGGTCTATCAGAAAAGACCCTACAATCGCCGTAATTTTTTATCAATATTCTCATAACATAAATGCAGGTGTATCTCGTTTAGTCCACACTGCGAAATCTCTCTTGTATTTATTGTAGTATTGTTGATACGCTTTTACTACATCACTTGACTTCACATCATCTGGCATTGCAGGTGGTGGAGGTGAGAACGGACCTGGTGTAATATTAGTTGGTGTTTCACATAGAACATCTCTAAGTTTTGAATCTGTTAGATGTTCTCTGCCGTATCTGTAAGTATACTCATCACATAGATGTGTAAACAACTGATACAAGAATTCATAATTACCTGATGTTTGTCTTGCCCATACAGCAGTTGGATGATTCAGGTGTGACGCCTTGTATAAGGTGTTTTCTAAGTTAGAGTTTGGCATACGCCATCTTTTGATTCGTCTGCCGTTCTTAGATAACGCCTCGTATTGGTCGCCATCTAACATACGATGTGCTGTTGACATCAACTGAGCATACTCGATAATCATCTTAACGACATGTTTGTCGCAATGCAACTCAGCACATGGTTTAGGTTCTTCGTGTAAATAAAATAGATTCATAGTTCTTGTATTTCTGTTAAGATATCTTCAACGGTATCCCATGCAAGATGCCCAATAACATCTTCTGTAATAGGAGTAGTATAACATAGTTCATCGTCTTTGAGAACCGCTAATTCCCATAAACCGTCCCTACCCCCATAGCTATAATCATGCTTTATAACACTAGCACCATAACCATTGTCAAACTTATAAATGTGACGAATACCATTATTCAGATATTCAGTATTCTGCAAGAAATCTCTCATCTTCTTTCTCCTTGTAAATTTCTTCATGGCACTTACGACAAAGTTGTCCTGCACCGATTATATAATTTTTCCTTTTATCTACATGAGTTTCAGTTTTAACTGAGGTCTCTTTAGAACAATTAATACACTTATCGTTCATTTGTAAAATATGTGGTCTGTTATTTGCACTGTTTCATTCAGTGTTTCTGCCCAATATGGTTCAACCATAATTGAATGATAGTGTGTTGCACCTTCTGTAATATCAGGATACTTACCCATAACTACATCTTGAGCAATCACATATGATTCAAAGAATGTATCAGTGTCTAAAGGTTCATCTGACTTGCCATCGCAAAACCAACTGAACTGACATTGATGTCTGATTGGCACCATATCGCCTTTCCAATTCTCACGCCATTTTGCCTGATAGATTACACCACAAATATCTTTGGGGTATGAACTATGTTCCATTCTATTCAGAACAACCTGTGCGACAGCAACTTTACCTGCGAGAGGTTGATTACCTGCCTCAAAGTAAATGTTCTTTGCCATACAAATCATTTCGCCGTTTTCATCGGCAGCTTTGACTGTTTGTGGCAACATCATAATGAACATTAAAAAGGCACCGAAACCCATGCCGTATAAGAATGCTTTGAAAGCATCTTTCTCTGTATGTTTATGTTGCATGTTTACCACCCACTTGTCCAATGTGCATATTCTTCATCGCAATCTTTCTCACCGCATATGCAGTAACCAGCAGGCACTTCATCTGCTGGGTCAGGTGCAAACTCACTTGGGTGTTTTACACCATACTCTTCTAAATTGCGGACTTCTTCTTCGGTAAGTTTACCGCCACTTGCCTCTGCAAGTATCTTATAATGATTAAGCATAACTCTCTCCTAATTCTGCTGGGTCTAATTGACCGTTAGCAATCATTGATTGTTCGTGTAGATAAGTTTCTGAGATTAACTCATTGAAACTACCTTGGAAGTAAATATCTTCCTCAGGACCTGTGAGATAATCTTCAAGGTACATCTTATCAATTGAAGTAATGTAATCAAACGAACCTCTGAGTCCGTTGTACCTGTTAACATGCTTCATCACCTCAGCGGCAACTGATGCTTCAGTCACACTAGGCACCTCATAGTAGTCATGTACGCCTGGACCAAAAGCATCTTTCTCAAAGATTTCTTTGGTCGTTTCAGCATGAATAACATAAGTTGACCCACCCTTGAACTTATGGAAGTTAGTACCATACTCTTCAAGGTTCTGAGTGTTAACAATGTATACAAATTTTTTCATAATTACTCCTTATCAAAATAGTTCGCCCAAAACTCATCGGTTTCTTTTTCTCTTAGTTCGCAAGAAACTCTAAGTTGTCTTGGTGTTATCAATAGTGCCTCACAGAAATCTAACAACACATCACCGAAAGGTATTTGATTGTTAGAATGCCATCTTACGATGTCACCTGGTGCGACATAAAAATCTTTAGCATATCTGTTGACTACATCTTCTGTAGTAGAAAAAGTACCTGTCACACCCCACCTGGAATATGACCTGCCTGCAACAGTCATGTTATCTTTAAACCTTTTTTTGTATTCTCTGAATTTCATCTTAAACAAAACTCCCATCTCTTTTGGTACCTGCATAAGTACCTGAACAATAACCTGGACCGTACATGAATCTTCTACCCATGTCAAGAACATTGTAACCTGGATTGATTAAGTTGCCTCTTGCATGGTTAGTAGCAGGTGTTGCCCAACCAGCGGCGAGTAGAACATCGCCTTCTAAGAATTTTGGATTTGATTTATTGATGAAACCCCATACAGAAGCACCGCCACCGGCAGCGTTATCGTATGAAATTACTTTGATGTATTTACGACCTTCTTTGAAATCGTAGTAAGCACCTGCCTCAGCACAGTGCGACCATTCTTCATTTTTAAGTGTTGTGAGGTCTTCACATAGTTTTTTAACATAGTCTGTTAATGTCATATTGTCTCCTTTTTCATTTCTCATCATGGTTATGGTACAAAAAAAGTGGACCTATTGTCAACCCCTACTTAATATATTTTGATTTGTTATCTAAGAAATGCAGGACTGCCTTCTTCTCGTTGCTTGATAGATGATGTACACTATTGAATCGTGACCAAGGTGTGCCATATGTGACCATCTTATTACCTGCTGTCACAGCGGCATTCCATAGTAAATCATCTTTAGGATATAGTTTGTTTTCTTCGCATAGGGTTATGAGTTGTCGCCCTATTTCGACAATCTTTTTGACCTCTGCTGGGTCATCGTAATAAGATTTGTACGCCATTATGTTTCTCCATTAGTTTTGATACTGATAAGTGTATCAAAAAGTGAGACCCATAATCAAGTGTTTTTAGATATTTTTTTGTAATTCATTCAGTTCTTCAAGTTTCTTTTGAAGAATCTCTGCCCGATTGGGCCAATAGATGTAATCTTTGTCTGAATCTTTTGCAAGATTCTCTAACAAAGGTCTAATAAAGTTATCTAATTTTTCAATAACTTCCGTTGCTGTTGTGGTCTTCTCTACAATCTTTGTATCAACAGATGCCAGTTCATCGGCATCCATCGCTGTAAATCCGAAATCGTTGTATTCAATACTCATACACTTATTTAGTATATTTTGGAAAGTTATCCCAACGATAAAACTGCTTTCTCTCTGAGTGCCAATACCAACCTTTATGTTTCTGTTCGTTTTGAGGCGTCTTAGACTCGTTGTATTTTGACATGTCTTTCATATTCTCCGTCTCCGTCAACTACGGTCATTGTATATTTGCCGAGTTGAATATCATCAGGTGGCAATAAAAAGAACTGAGCATCATCATCTTCTTCTATCGCTGACTGAGGATTACAATTAACTTTCGACCAGTAGAGTTTAGGTTCTGCTAGCCACTCATATGGCATATCTAAGATACTGAACACCATGGTGTCATTTTCATCTTTATATACCTTAACCGACTTCGGTTCGTGATATCTAGTTCCTAGTATTGTGCAAATTTCTCTAGGAATATCGACACGAAAAAACTCGCAGTTAGCGAGTTCTTCGTGGTAATCTGTAATTATGTTTTTAAGATTAACAGTAGTTACCTCTGTCTTAGAAGTAACCTCCGTCTTTGTTATCTTCTTCATCATTATCGTCTGTTTCAGCGGAAACGAATTCACCACTATCTTGTAGACTAGCGATGAAATCGTCCGTTTGTTGAGTGAATGAACTAATCATAGTCGCCTTAGGAGATGACACTGATACATCAAAACCTAGTTCAGTTGCCGCCTCAGCGATTTGTTTCTTAGTCATTGATTTCAATTCTGATTCGGAAGGTATAGTTATCTCTTCGTACTCTTCTTCTGCTTCAGGTTCTTCAACTACTGGTGAACCGTTTGCATCCCAACCTTCTGGTGTTTCTTCGATAACTTTTACTTTGTCTGTTTTTAAAACAGATGCATTTTCAGGTGATACTTGACCATCTGAGATTTTAGGAAGTGAAGGTGTAGATTCTGTATCTTCTTCTGCAACTCTAAGGTCAGGAACTTCGTCATAATCTTCATCATCGATTTCCATTTCAGCAGCGACCTTCATCTGCTCATCAATTACATTAGCTACTTCTTGTTCGAACTCATCTGTTCCTTTTGCATCTTCCGGAATGTCGATGTCTAACTCTAATTGATTTTCGGTGACTGTTTCCTCTTCCCATTCTTTAAAAGACTTTTTAGTTTCTTCAACTTTCTCTACGAATTCTTCATCTTCTGAGATTGGTGCAGGATTTAATGCCCTTGCCATTTCAAAAGCACGACTCTTTGGTTTATTTAATGGTGCAGGTGCAATGTTATCTTTTTGTACTGACACTGCATCTTTAGACTCTTGTAATAGTCTATCAACTTCTGCCTGTTCTTCTGGCGTTAAGGTCCTTTCTTCTTGACCTTCTGCTAACCCTACTTGACCGTCACCGTCTAAGTCCATACTTATACCATGTGACTTTAACACTGCTTCCATTTGAGCAAGTCTGTCTTGGGTTGTTTTTCTTAATTTCCTTTCGTCAGCAAGTTTTTGATTGAAGGCATTTTCTCTCTTAGCGAGTTCAATTTGTTTTTGTTCTGCCTCTTGAACAGTGATTTCTTGTAATCTCTTCTGTTCTCTTTCCATCATAGTACGATAATCGATTGTCGCCTTGTTGACTTCATCTCTTAACATTACTAATGCTTCAAGGTCAGTAGATTTAACTAGACCTGCTTTCAACTGCTGTTCTAGTAATACAGCGATTACTTGTAAACTGTTGGGTGAAATTCCTGCTTGATATGATTGAATACGCTCTCGTATTTTTTGACTTTCTGATTTCTCAGTTGTCACTTCACTTGCAAATGTTGGTTCTTCTGCCATTATAATAATACTCCATGGAGTCGGACTCTGCTAGAAAGTTTACACATCGGAAAGTGTATATCCTTTCCCTTTATCATATGTATAGCATCTGCCGACAATAATATTTATCTAAAATTGAACATCAGGAAACGCTTTTTGAGCGATTTCTTTGTTCAGGTTTTTGAATGGATTTACCTTGTCTTTAACAAGTTCCATAAGTTCTGCCTCTTTGGCAGGTATACTTTCTAACATTTCAATCCACATTGTTTCTCTACGAGTCTT